GCAGGCCGGCAACTGTCAACGATTAAAAATTGACTCAGGTGGACTTTGCATCAACGGCAGTCCATTTACGGCTTCGGTGGCCGCCGCCACTCCGACTAGTTTAGGCACAGTTTTTGGTTATACAACTGGTAACGGAAACGTCTCAATTGGTTGCTGTGCTGGTAATACAATACAGACTGGTCAAAATAACTTTGCTGTAGGTTGTCAGGCACTTTGTAACAACACCACCGGCAACAATAATACTGCTATTGGTTATAACGCACTCTTCTGTAATACCACCGGTAATAATAACTTTGTGGTAGGTTATCAAGCACTCAGATCTAATACCACCGGTAGTAATAACTTTGCTCAAGGATGTCAGGTTCTCTATTCCAACACCACTGGCTCGAATAACACGGCTATTGGAGTATGTGCACTTACTTGTAACACTACAGGTGGATGCAATATTGCATTCGGTATAACTTCTCTAACTGGCAACACTACTGGTGGATATAATATTGCTCAGGGTTATAGAGCACTTTGCTGTAATACTTGTGGTTCAAACAACATTGCTATAGGATCAACGGCCGCTGGAAAAAATACCGTTGGAAACGGTAACATTGCCATAGGCCCTGGCGATACACTTGCAAATAATGTAACTGGCTGCGGAAATATTGCAATTGGATGCGCAGCGCTGTCTAATAATTTAAATGCACATTGTAATATTGCAATAGGCCAATTTGCATTATTTTCAGAAACTAGTCAAGGTAGTTTAGTTGCCATAGGATTAAATGCATTACGTTGTAATAACGGTGGATTCTTTAACTATGCAATTGGTCAATGTGTACTATACAATAACATAACCGGCAACTATAATATTGGAATTGGCAGAGATACATTGCTCTGCAATACTACTGGCTGTAATAATATAGGGTTCGGTGATCAAGCACTAAGAAATAATACAACCGGGTCGGGTAATTTTGCTGTAGGTAGATGTGCCCTTATTAGCAATACTACTGGTTTAAATAACTTTGCTCAAGGGTATCAGGCACTTGGTAGCAACACCACTGGCAGTTGCAACATTGCTCAAGGATACAAGGCACTGTGCTCAAACACTGCCGGTTGTAGTAATATTGGTATTGGTGTTTGTGCACTAGCTGCTAATATCACCGGCCAAAGTAACATTGCTATAGGGTGCACCGCACTAAAAGCCAATACATCTGGCAATAATAATATTGCTATAGGTCAAAATGCATTAGGCAGTAATACCACTGGTAGTTGTAATGTTGCTCAAGGTTATCAAACACTTGCCAATAACACCACCGGCGCCCTTAATTTAGCAGTTCACGCCTACGCACTTTTCAATAACAGTTTTGGATGCAATAACGTTGCTATCGGTTGTAGGGCAATGTTCTCTAATACCACTGGCAAATGTAACTTTGCCGTAGGAACCTGTACGCTAAATTCCAACACCACTGGATCTGCTAACATTGCCATAGGTGATTGCGCAATGGCGACTAATGCTTTTGGCTGCAATAATTTTGCTATTGGAACTGCTGCCCTTTGTCTTAACACTACTGGCTCAAATAACATTGCCATTGGATCTGGTGCGCTAATTGGCAACACCTCGGGTGTTCATAACTTTGCAGCTGGCCAGTCAGCGCTTGCTAATAACGTCACTGGCTGTAATAATGTTGCTATTGGTTTTTTTGCACTCTACGGTGAGGCAAATAATGCTACTGGCGTTAATAACATAGCTATAGGGCATTCTACACTCTGTATTAATTCTACTGGTAGTAATAACATTGCTCTGGGATGTTCTGTGCTTCGTTGTAACACTACTGGCTCTAATAACTTCGGATCTGGTCAATGTGCGCTTCGCAACAACGCCATTGGCAATAACAACGTTGCTGTAGGAGATTGTGCACTTTACACCAATTCTACTGGTTCTAACAATACCGCAATAGGAAGCAATTCATTATTCTGTAACCTTACAGGCATATTTAATATTGCCATAGGTGCTTGTTCTATGAGATGCGCCAATGACGGCTTTAGAAATGTTGCAATAGGAGAATGGGCTCTTGGAAAAAATTGTGGAGGTAGTAATAATATAGCATTTGGTACAAATTCTTTATGTAACAATGCATTAGGTAGTTTTAATTTTGCCGCAGGGTGTGCTGCTTTAAGTTCAAACACTAGCGGTTGTGATAACATTGCTATCGGCATTTGTGCCTTAAAATCTAATACTACTGGCAATTCCAATATCGCACTTGGGGCATGTTCTCTTTATGGAAACACTAGCGGCCAGACAAATACAGCCGTAGGACTTAGTTCACTTCAGTGCAACACTACTGGCAGTGCCAATGTCGCAATTGGAACCCTTGCCTTGTGTGCTAATACCACTGGTAATAATAATGTTGCCGTAGGATTCCAAGCAGGATTTAATAATACTACTGGTTGTAATAACATATTTGTCGGCCATCAGTCTCAGGGTCTTACTGCTACTTCTATCAACACCATCACTTTAGGGAATAGTTTTATTGCTACCATCCGTGCTCAGGTAACTACCATTACGGCATTGTCTGATTCTCGTGATAAAACCGCAATTGAGAATGTTCCGCTGGGCTTGCAATTTATCATGGATCTACGTCCAGTTAAGTTTACTTGGAATATGCGTGACGGTGCAAAAACAGGTGTGTCGGAAGCTGGATTTATTGCCCAGGAATTGTTGGCAGTTACTGAGAAATACGGAGTTAAAGATTGGCTACCATTAGTACTGGAAGAAAATCCAGAACGACTTGAAGCAACACCAGGTAAACTATTACCAGTTATGGTCCGTGCTATTCAGGAACTTGCTGAAGAAAACGTCAGTCTCAGGAATAGAATCACAGCACTAGAGAACAAGTAAATAGTAGCACTTAACTGTGCTATTATATGCGACCACTCGGCGGCTCTGAAATACTCTACAATAATCTACTAAAATACACCGGACAAGATTGGCAACAAAAAATCAATCTTGTCCTTAGTGTTTGCGATCCTGCCTACATTGACCCTAACCGTGTTAATGTAATTTGGCAACATCTTGCCTACGATCAAGGTGCAATTAGAGGTATGGCTGACGCTGACTTTATCAAGTCTGTTGATCATTTTGTCTATGTTAGCAGTTGGCAACGACAACAGTTTGAACAGAGATTTGCAATTGACCTGAGCCAAAATCAGGTAATTCGTAATGCCATTGAACCTATTGAGTTTAAAGAAAAACCCAATGGTAAGATTAAACTAATATATACTTCTACGCCCAACAGAGGATTAGAAGTTTTACTAAAAGCATTTAAAATACTCAACAGAACTGACGTAGAACTAACTGTATTTTCTAGCAATATTATCTACGGTAAAGGTTACAGTAATCAACTTGCTGGTACACACGATCATTTATTCCATCAATGCCGCACAACACCGGGTATTACCTACCGCGGCTATGCAATGAACAAGGCGGTGAGACAGGCCCTGCAATCTAGCCATATATTAGCCTATCCCAGCATCTACGAAGAGACCAGTTGCCTTGCTGCTATAGAAGCAGGCGCAGCAGGATGTAAAATTGTCACTACCAATTTAGGAGCATTGCCGGAAACTTGTGACCAGTGGGCTCGGTTTGTAGACTACGCCTATGGAGATGATTTAACACTTTTGGCGGAAAAATATGCGGCTGCACTCAATGAAGAAATTGATCTAGTGAGCCAAAATGTGTATAATTTACAAGAACAAAGCAATTGGTTTAACGCCAATTACTCTTGGGAACATAGAGCCCAAGAATGGAAGGAATTTTTTAAAAATGCGTAGAGTCTTATTGGGAACACCTTGCTATGATGGCAGGATCGATGTATGGTATGTTAACAGTTTAGTTAATACTATTAAAATGGCTGCTGAACAGGGAGTAGAAATTACCCCCATGTGGGTCAGTTTTGATGCGCTGATCCAACGTGCCCGAAATGACACTATACAGATTGCACTCGAAGGTGGCTACGATGATCTAATTTGGATTGACAGCGACATTGAATGGCAACCAGAATGGTTTTTTAAGCTATTAGATTATTCTCAAGATGTTGTAGGTGGAACTTATCGTAAAAAAGGCGATCGTGAAGAATATGTCTTAAGAAAAATTGACAAAAGTAAAATTGATCCAGAAACTGGTCTGTTAGAAGTACAGGGACTTGGTACAGGATTTGTCAAGATGAGTCGAACAGCCATGCAATATCTATGGGATGTATCGGAGATTTATATAGACCAAAAAGATAATAAAGAGCGTCGTATGATTTTTGATGTAGTGATTAAAAATAAAGATTTAGTCAGCGAAGATATTATTGCTTTTATGAAACTGGTCGACGGCGGATTCAAAATCTGGCTAGATCCCGAGATGACCTGCAATCATATCGGACCTTATAAATTCCAAGGTAATTTTATCCCTTGGTTTAATAAAGGAATGACTGTAAAACCAGTATCGGGACCGCCCGCAATTAATCCTCATACAACTACCCAAGCATTGGCCGCACCGCCTGCACGTCCAACAATTCCTACTCAGCTTAGAAGACAGCTATGACAAGTAAACAATTTTTTATGTTGTCCGGCTTGCCTAGATCCGGAAGTCAAGTATTGTGCAGTATGCTCAATCAACATCCGCAAATGTTTGCCAGCACAACTAGCCCTCTGGCTGATTTGATCAGCCTTGTAGGAGAAAATTGGCCCGTGATTAGTCAAGCTATTGTAGATCCTAACCCCAATCAGTATGCTGATATTTTATCGGGTATTATACAAGGCACCTATAAACACCTTGACAAGCCCGTTGTTATAGATAAAAATCGTCTTTGGCCTAGATTTATTCCGTTGATTAAACAAGCATTGAGTACAAGACCTAAAATTGTCTGTACTGTACGCAGTATACCAGACATAATGGCCAGTTATCTATTGCTTATAGAAAAAAATAAACATAAAATTACTTTTATAGATCAAGATCTAATTGATTCTGGACAGATTGTAAACAATAAAACTCGTTGTAAACTGCTAATGGAAAAATACATAGGACACCCCTATACTAGCCTACGTATGGGTTATAATAACATTGACGCAGATCTATTATTTGTAGAGTATGCAGACATTGTGGGCAACGGACAATTAACTGTAGACCGTATTTGTGATTTTTTAAGTCTGGATAGATACACACTAGATTCAGAAAACTTACAAGCCATGGACGAGAATGACGCATATCACGGCGGCATGGAAGGTCTGCACCATGTGAGATCTGTACTGGCCAAAGCTAGTCCTCCTCCGGAGACAGTAATAGGACACGATCTAGTAAAACTCTATACGGATATGCGTTTAGATTTTTGGAGAAAGTAATGGGTAAAACTCTTTACAGCATGATATCTACAAGAAATTCTAGATATTATACAGATCAAGCCGTAGCTAGTTTTTTAAGATCTACTAAACTGACCAAAGACGACGAGTTTTACATTATAGATAACGACGGCGAAGACGACTATAATTACGGAACAGAAGTTGTAGTTAATCAGGATCCAAAAAGTTTTGCCGGAAATGTCAATGACATGATTGATCGAGCAAACGGCCGAGATGTTGTTGTCCTTAGTAATGACGTTGCTTTTACGCCTGGTTGGGCTGATCCTCTAAAACAATACTCAAATATATTACTCTTACCTAGCTGTAATCAAACTCATTTATACAGGAGCCAGGACGGTCTGTTAGATTTAAAACCATCTATGCAGATCAATGAACTGGTCAATTGGTATTCTTTAATAGACTGTGCCGAACAACATAAGAAATCTATTAGACCGGGATTCTTTGAAAGACTCCTCATGGGATTTTACGTATTTAGATTGCCTGCAAAAATATATAACAGTGTAGGACTATTTGACGAACAGTTTGGAGTAGGTGGAGGCGAAGATGTTGACTACAGATTAAGAACATTGGCAGCAGGACATCAGGTAAAATACCATAGTCAAAGTTATCTATTGCATTTTGCAGGCAAGAGTACTTGGGATGGTCCTGAACAACTTACAGAAACACAGACCCGTAATCGTCAGTATATGGAAAAATTTTCTAGCAAGTGGGGAGAAGACCTTGCAAACTTATGCCTGGTAGGAGGTAATCCTATGCCAGTTATACAAAAATACAAACTAGAAAATCAAATAGAAAATCAAGATTTTAATCAAGTAATTAAAACCCTATTAAATACCCAGCAAAGGAACTAACAGATGAAAAAAGTATTTTGGATCGATGGCGGCGCTGGCCGAGCAGTTGCAGCCATTCCTGCATTATTAAAGTATGCAAGACTTAACCCGGGGGCAGATTGGGCTGTCTTGGTAGCAGCATGGGACTTCTTGTATTGGGGAATCCCAGAATTACAAGATCGAGCCTACGGAATTGACACAAAGGGCGTGTTTGACAATGTAGTTAAGAATGCCGATATGATTGTTACACCAGAACCATATCGCAATCCTGCCTACTTTAGACAAGAAATCAGTCTAGTGCAGGCATTTGATCGTGAGATCAACAACACAACAGACCATAGCGATCTCGGTGTCCCAACAATGATTTTCAACAAGCAAGAGAAAATTGTTGCCGAGAACACATTACTTGATTTAAAGAATATGCAAAAGCGTCAAAAGACTGTGATCATTCAGCCATTTGGTCGCGGAGCTAAATTAGATCGTGATCAAGTCATGGATGAAGAAAGTCGCAGTCTTGGTAAGAAAGACTATTTGTTCCTAGTTCGTAAATTGTCCCAAAAATACAATATGATATTTTTTGGCGAACCAGAATTCCAACTTAAAGAAGATACATTTGCACAAAAATATACCTGCGATCTACGCCAATGGGCTGCACTAATTGCAGAAGCAGATTACTTTATTGGAGTTGACAGTGTAGGCCAGCACATGGCTCGTGCTGTAGGTACTCCTGGTAGTGTTATTTTTGGTTCAACGTTTCCTATCAACACCAGCTACCCTGATTACTTCAATATAATCGACAAAGGCAATGCTAAAAAATATAGCCCTATTAGAATAACCGGCCTAGATGTTATGTTAAGCAACAGACTTAATGAAAATTCAATGAACTTTAGTGATGTGGAATTAAACTCTTTATTCAATAACATTGTAGCAGACATCGAAAGGAAGACCAAATAATGGCATACACAGTTTTAGCAATTAATCCTGGACATAACGGTTCAGCCGCTCTGTTAATAGATGGCGAAATTGTCTATTATGCAGAAGAAGAACGTGTCAGTCGATTAAAATATGACGGTAATCCGTTTCGTGCCATGTTACACGCCCTTATCTATAATAGAATAGATGAATTGGTAATTGGCGGAACTAGTCCAGATTTGGCAAAATTGCCATGGACCGGAGAAGATGCGTATACTGCCTTGGTTCGTAAGTTTAATCCTAATGTGAAAGTAACTAATCTAGGTAACTTGCATCACTTGGGACATGCTGCCGCAGCATTTTATAATTCAGGTTTTGATTCAGCAGCCGCAGTAATTGTTGACGGTGCAGGCAGTGTGCATCAAGAAGCAATAGGCAATACTGATACAGTTACTGCCGGGTTTGAAACTGAAACCATCTATCAGTGCAGTTACCCTCACGAATTTAACGCTGTATATAAGAGGTATAGTGACGGCAGTGCAATCTATTACGACAACGGCATTCAAGAATTTGATAATACCGTAACAATTACCAAATCTTACGAAGCTGTGAGCAATTACCTAGGCTTTGGATTTATTGAAGCTGGTAAGACCATGGGACTAGCCCCTTACGGAGAACGTGATGAAAATATTCCTGCATTTTTTATCAACGGTAAAGGCAATAAAAATCTATTAATTCCCCGCTATCCTGCTGGAGCATTAATTGATGAAGATCATAATCCTTACCTGAGAAGATTTTCAGATCCAAAAGAATGGCATCAAGATTTTAATCTTGTACGTGATGTAGATAAAAATCTTGCATGGCATGTTCAAAACGAAGTTGAACAACAGATGTATGATCTTATTCAAAAGGCACTAGATATTACTGGCGAAACAAACGTAGTAATTTCTGGTGGATTTGGTCTAAATTGTGTAGCAAATTACAAGTATTTGAAGAAATTCCCCGATGTTAAGTTCTATATTGATCCTATTGCACACGACGGCGGCACAGCGATAGGCTTGGCTAGATATGCTTGGTTTAATTATAGTAAAGAAGTTACACCAGAAAAATTAAAAAGCATCTATCTAGGTGCTCCGCCTGATTACAGCCAACTAGATTTGATATTAAATCAGGTGTCTAATTTAGAAATAACAGATACAACTGTTGATCAAATGACTGATTTGTTAATTCAAGGTAATATTGTTACTCTATTCCAAGGACCTGCGGAAGGCGGCCCTCGTGCATTGGGTAATCGTAGTATCTTACTTGATCCTAGAATACCAGATGGGAAAGAAATTGTTAATCGTGTCAAGCGTCGAGAATGGTTCCGTCCGTTTGCCGGATCTTGCCTAGAAGAACATGCTGATGAGTGGTTTGACATGGCCGGCCTTGAATCCAGTCCATTCATGATGTATGCTGTAGATGTTCGAGCTGATAAGAAAGATCAAATTCCTTCAGTTACTCACGTTGACGGTACTTGTCGTGTACAGACTGTTAATCAAGAACAAAATAAACACTATTACGATCTTATTAAAGCGTTCCACGAAAAGACTGGAGTTCCTTTGTTATTCAACACCAGTTTTAATCTAGCAGGTGATCCATTAGTTGAATCAATAGTAGATGCAGTAGTTACACTACTCAACAGTGATATTGATTATTTGTATCTACCAGAGATTGGTAAACTTGTAAAGAAGAAATAATGACAAAGACGTTCCATTTTATATCGGGACTTCCTAGATCTGGATCAACGCTGTTAAGCTCTATACTAAAACAAAATCCTAGATTTACCTCTGGGATCAGTGATCCTCTACACAGCTACCTACACAGTATTACTAGAGATACTAATACTGCGGTTGGTATGAGCGCTGCGGTACCTGTGGGAAAACGTCGAGAACTCATGCTTGACATGTTTGAGAGCTTTTATAAGCACGACAATGAAGTTTGTTTTAATACCAATCGAGGTTGGACAGCAGATACTTCGTTGCTCAAGGATCTATTTCCTAACTTTAAGATGATAGTATGTCTTCGAGATGTTCCTTGGATATTAGACAGCTTTGAGCAACTTAATGCTAAAAATCCTCATACAATTAAACCATTGTATCACCATCAAGAACTGGGAAATGTTCATGACCGATGCAGTATATTAATGGGGCAAATGCCAAACTTTGGAGGTTATGTACACGGTCCGTTAATCAACGTACAACAAAGTATGTTTGCCAACGAAGCTGCTCAAATATTGTATGTAGAATATGATACATTGGTCAGGTATCCGAGAAGTTCAATGCAACAAATATATAACTTCTTAGGTGAATCGTGGTACGAGCACGACTTTGACAATGTGGAAGATAGTTACGACGAATTTGATGAACAGGCTAAAATTCAAGGTCTGCATACTGTTCGTCGAAAAGTAGAATATCGAGATCGCCGTAGTATTTTACCTGGAGAACTTTGGGATAGATATAGCCCTATGAGTTTTTGGAAATCTAATTTTGAACAACGAAAAGTGTTAAATTGGGTTGCCGAACCGCAGGCTGCTAAAAATGCCCCTACAGCACCGACCATCCAGATTCAGACACGACCGGCTATTCCTACAATAAAAAGACAACTCTAAGGTTGACAATCGTCTCTAGGGTTGCTAAAATTAAACCATGATAGAACAAATTATTAAATCCATCGGCGATACTGTCAAACCCGCCTATATAAAAAATTATGACAACTTCAAACAAGGTGATACAGTTCTTTACTCTGGGCCATATTGGGATCGGAGAGAAGTAGAGGCTGCGGTATCTGCATTTTTAACTGGTAAATGGTTAACCAGCGGCGAATACGTTGATCAGTTTCAATTTGAATTTGCTAAAAAATTCAATGTTAAACAGAGTCATATGGTTAATAGCGGTAGTAGTGCCAACCTAGTGATGTTTACCGCACTTAAAAAATATTTTAAGTGGCAAGATGGAGATGAATTAATTGTAAGCCCAGTAGGATTTCCTACTACTATTGCACCCATTATTCAAAATAATCTAAAGCCAGTGTTTATCGATATCGAAATGGACACTTTGAATTTTGATATTAACCTTATCGAACAGGCCATTACCAGCAAGACCAAAGCTATTGTTGTTAGTCCTGTATTAGGCAATCCTCCGGATATGGACAGGCTAAAGGCAATCTGTGACCAACATAGTCTTCTCCTAATCGGAGATAGTTGTGACAGTCTTGGTACACGTTATAACGGCGCCCATTTAACTGACTATTATTTTAGTTGGACTTGCAGCTTCTTTCCGGCTCATCACATCAGTACAGGTGAAGGGGGTATGGTCAGTAGCGATGATATGGACTTTATTAATCTAGTTCGCAGTGTTAGCTGGTGGGGCCGTGATTGCCGCTGTAGTGGCGCTGCTAATCTGTTGGCCTGTGGTACTTGCGGCAATAGATTTGATCGTTGGTTAGAAGATTACGACGGCATCATTGACCACAAATATGTATTCACTAACATTGGTTATAATCTAAAGCCATTGGACTTCCAGGGTGCTATCGGATCAATTCAATTGACAAAATTAGAAGAGATTGATACAAAGAGAAAATACCACAAGGCCGAAATTGAAAAAGCTCTGTTGGAAAATATTCCAACTGTGAGATCGGCAATAATGTTACCGCAAGCAGATACCAGTTGGTTTGGCGTTCCTATTATTTGCTCTAGTCAAGACGAAAAAGAACTATTAGTAGATCACTTTGAAGCTAATAAGATACAAACCAGAAGCTATTTTGCAGGTAATATTTTAATACACAGTGCTTTTAAACACCTAGACGATTATAAAAAATATCCAAACTCTAATCTTGCATTAAGTCATGTATTCTTCTTAGGTTGCACTCCTCAATACAATGAGCAGGTATTAGATTACATCAAGTCGGTTATTAAAAAATGGTAAACTTATTTGGTAAGGGATTTATTGGCAGTCGATATGCCGAACAATATTCTTGTACAATAAATGATCGTAACGATCTTATACCTAAAGAAGCTGATATCCTTTACATGATCAGCACCGTTGACAATTATCATGTAAAGACAAATCCCTATATTGACATTGATACTAATCTCACAACATTGATCAAAGTATTAGAAAATTGGCGTCACAGCCACCCAGGTGGCGTTTTTAATTTTGTCAGTAGTTGGTTTGTCTACGGCGATACTGATTTACCTGCTCGCGAAGATAGTTATTGTAATCCAAAAGGATTTTATAGCATTACAAAACGTACCGCAGAGCAATTACTGATAAGCTATTGTGAAACTCATGGACTAAAATATCGAATACTGAGATTTGCCAATGTATTAGGTCTGGGTGATACAAAGGCAGGCCCTAAAAAGAATGCTGTTACCTACATGGTTAATCAAATGAAGCAAGGGCTTCCTGTTAATCTTTATGATGGCGGCGAATTTATTCGAGATTATATTCATGTTGACGATCTTTGTGCTGCTGTTAATCTTGTATTGACTTCTGGTAAAGTTAATGAAATTTACAATATTGGAAATGGCCAAGGCACTAAGTTTAAAAATATCATTGATCATGTAGTACAATTAGGATCTACATCTCAAATCAATAATATAGAACAAGCAGAATTCCATAAAATTGTACAGGTTAAGAGCATGTTTATGGATACTACTAAACTTAAAAACTTAGGGTACAATCCTAAATATTCAATCTTTAACATCATTGAAGAATTATATACAGATAAATATACAGTTAGCTAACAACAAGGAGATAAGCATGACAACTATAGTTGAAAATCAAACAATTGAGAGTGAAATTGTTTTAAGTGAGCGTGTAACTACAAATGAATTCCGTATTGTACAAATTCAAGAAAACATTCAAAATCGTTTTGTTCAGGTTGAAGTTGAATTAGGACCATTTGTTACAGAAGAACGTCCTAACGGCGAGACTGAAACTCGTGGCTCCGGCCGCCGCGGAATTAATGTTTGGTCTGGCGATGCATATGATGCAGTTCGCGATACATGGACTAACACCGATCTTTTGGCTGCTGTTACAGCCGCAATGAACGGTTAAAGACTTGACAGATAATTAATTATTTGTTACTATAAAGGGTGCTTACAGTACCCTTTATTTTTGGCCAGCTGTTTGCGCCCCCTTAAATAACATAAAGGAAAACACGATGTCACAACGAATTTTAATTATGGGATTACCCGGCGCAGGAAAAACATATTTTGCAGAAAGATTAAAAAAATACCTAGAACAGAACGGAGATGTTATGAAAGTATCTCCAGGTCGCGTCTTGGGTTATGAAGGAATACCCGGACCTGATTTTTTTAATGTAAAAGTAGACTGGTTCAATGCGGATGAGATACGCAAACGATTTAACGATTGGGACTTTAGCAAAGAAGGCAGAATTCGACAGAGTTTAAGAATGTTCGAGTTTGCTATTAAATGTTCTGGTGATTTTGTTATCTGCGATTTTGTAGCTCCGTTACCAGAAATGCGACATAATTTTAAAGCAGATTGGACAATCTGGATGGATACGATCGATGCTGGACGGTATGAGGACACTAACAAAGCATTTACCCCGCCTGATATATATGATTTTCGAGTAACTGAAAAGGACGCAGAGAAGTGGGTAGAATTTGTCGGACAACATATTTTAGAAAATCGTCGCCGCCCAACATTTAATTGGCAAAAAGAAACTGTTGAGCAACTTGGCAGATGGCAACCGTGGCATACTGGACACCGTGCTTTATTCGAAAGAATAATACTACGCAGAGGACAGGTATGTATTATGATTCGTGACTGTCAGGGCTGGCAGGACAGCAATCCATTTGCTATTGATCAAGTCAAGAATACTATTAAACGTGATCTTGATCCATTATATCAAGGTCAATATGAAATATTAGTAGTTCCTAATATTACTCATATTGGCTATGGTCGTGGAGTAGGATATACAATAGAGGAGGAAAAGTTTGATGAATCTATTACAAGTATATCAGGAACATCTATTAGAAAGTCAATGGGATTAAAGTAAATGTTAGGACGTTGGCAATATAAATAAACATATGAATTCATTTGTTTATCGTTGGACCAACTTGACACTCAATAAGATTTATATCGGTTGGCATAAAGGCAAAGAGGATGACGGGTATGTTTGCTCGTCTGCTTCTGAACAGTTTTGGAATGATTATAATAATACTTCCTACAAATGGCAAAGAGAAATATTATTCAAAGGTACCATGCCTGAATGTCAGTTGCTTGAATCACAAATATTAGATAGTCTTGATATCACATCAAACAGCATCTACAACAATAGAAACAATATTATGTTCAATCTTGACGAAGAAGTGCGTGCCAAATTAAAAGCAGCCGCACTGAAACGTGGCGCAGATCCGGAATACCGTAGAGCTCAAGCAGAACGAACACGAGTACAATGGGCCAGAAATCCGGAACGTCGTAAACTACAAAGTGAAAAAGCAAAACAACAGGTTATGACTGACGAGGTCAAAGAAAAAATCAGACGTGCAAGGGTTACTCAAGTTATTACTAAAGAGTCACGTTTAAAATCTGCATCCACTATAAAAAATGCTCCTGACGTTATTTGTCCACATTGTAAATCAACAGGTAGATATTTAGGAAGTATGAAAAAGAAACATTTTGACAATTGTAGGAGTAAGTAATGAACAAGTATCACGTACGATTCAATACCAAACATAACGGTAGTGAGTTAGTTTGGCGAGTGTTCGAAAACGGACTCGAACACCTTGCCACTGATGTTCGCATCATTGGAGAAACATTTACTGAATGTACTCAAGAATACGGCGAGACCAAATGGAACATTTCCTGTCATGGTCGTATGATATGGGTTGATAAAGTAGCCGTAATTGTAACAGATAAAGATTAAACTAATTCTAACAGAAGTTCTAATTTAGCCTTAACGGTTTTGCTGTTAAGGCTATTTTTTACACCTTGATGTAGAGGCTTGGGCCAATGTCCGTAATTTACCCACGCATATCCTGCATGTTCTTCATTAAGTGTAGGAGTAAATTCATGTTCAACTAACAACACATATGTGTTATATTGAAAATGTTGATCATTGCTGGTAAACAGCTCTAATGGAACAGCTTTTCTAATAGTAGGAGTTCCGCCTACTTCTTCTTGAATTTCTCTATTCAATGCATCGAAGGCAGTGATGTCAGTGGGTTCTTTTTTACCCCCAACAAATCCCCAAGTTCCTGCCGTTTTGCCTTGGTTTCTTAACAAGAATAAAAATCTTTTAGTGTCACAAGAAAGAAAAATTCCACCACTACAAATAATTTGATTTAAAGGATTAGACGCCATGCTTTACGATCATATAGGCCCTCGTAGCTCTTAGACCAAGTACTTTGATCCCATTTGTATTGAATGCCTGTATATGAATTAGTTATGTATGTGACAGTGTTGGTTGTGGTAGAATCGAATACAATAGTCCATGCTGTGCCGTTCCATTCAATAATATCATTTGCGTGTGCTTGAAAATCTGTACCATTAAGATTCTTCCAAGCGTCTGGCCCGTCGTATCCCGGAGTACCGTACTGATCATTTATATTGATATTTTCTAATATCAGATATCTAGTACCAGAAGTCGGAGTTTCTGTATTACTAGTTCCTGGATTAAAAGTTTCTGGATTAATTATAGCGTCTATAGTTCCTCGACCGCCTATAATAGTATTTGCAGGAACAGTGTCCTGATCAATGTTTAAAATCATCTTCCCGTCATCTAACGGATCTAGACTAATATAAGCAACGATTTCATTGCCGTCTGGCTTTGCCAATCTTAATTGACTTAGGCCTGCTCTAAACTGGCCTGGATACAAGTCGAGAATTTCTCTCCAATTATATCTGCTATTTCCTATTGAAGTTGCCTGTTCGTCTACGCCAGAATTGTATTTTACCAGTGCAGCTACATTATCTAATACTAGTAAATCATAATTGCCAGGAGTAACTGTTATTCTTGCATCTTCGAGGCCAAAGTCTGCTACAGAGTTGGGATCGCTAAAGTCATTTTTAATTGTTCCTTGTGCAAGAGCATATACGTCTGTAATAATCTTAGTTACAATTCCTAGTTTTTTAACTTTTGCAGGAGGCGTAATCCATATAGGTGCTTTAAAACTCAAAGTAAGTATATCAATATCCTGCTCGAGCCCTTGCGGAATTGTTCTACTAGACCATACCATAGAATCAAGTGTTAGTACACTTAGGCTGGTCCAGTCGATATAATTGTCAGTTGTTTGAATTTCCAAACTGGGATTGAACAAAACAATAATTTGTTCAAATAATTGCATTTTTTGATCTGTATTAGTTGCCCATATGTCAGCATTCAATGTCAGCATGAATGGATTTGGCATGATACGTTCGACTGAATAATTTTTACCTTGCGTATTTAGATATTCGTTATTGTCTTCGTCAAACACACGCTCTCTCACATTAACAGTACTGACAAATGTAGGATCTTGTAGTCGTGTAATATCAAATTGTAAGTCTTTAATATAACAGGCAACTAATGGTGCTGTTGGCAAAATATTCTCACTGTTCTTTTTTAGAATCTGCGCCACTTGTCTATTCATGTCGCCGTATCTTGCAGGAACACGAGTTATTTGTCCTTTGGCATCTTTATATCCAAAATTACTCATTACTCGAATAAACTGCGTAATGTATCTTCTCAATTGTCCGTCATAAAAATAATCCAAAATAACTCCTTAATTGTCAGCACGTGGTTTTAGTGCTTTGCTCAATGCTTGACGTTCTTGTACCACTTCGCCTGCAATAGTGGAAGTATTAACGTTGTTAATAAATCCTGATTTTTGTGTTTTCTTGACCTGCTTGCCTGCAAATATTCCTTCAGTGACTTCTTCAGTGCCTAGGTTATTTAGAGTCATTCGAACATTGTCTTCGTACTTGATCCATCGCTTGCCGTCAAATCTATACAGTCGATTAGGTACATAATCGGTACGTAAGAAAAACTGATTTTTTACAGGACCATTAGGAAAAATAATACCAAAGCCATAAGGTGCTCCTCCAGGAGGAACACCGTCTCCTGTTAAGTATCCTACATAGATATTTTTATTAGGACTCTGAAGAACAATGCTGGCATCAAATCCAGGAGTATCTGTACTGGCATCAACATCTGAAATACTAGCGTCTGCAACATTGATATTACCGTCTGGTCTAACTGATAGGGTATATAAGTGATCAGTATTATATCCACTTGCCCCTGCATCTGCTTCTGCTTGAGCAATTACTTGATTATTAATATCAATTTCTTTCTGATACTGGCTTAATAGATCTCGTAAAGTACTACCATCTCCTGCACCAGAATCGCCGTCCAATATTTCTTTAAATTCTTGGCTGTCAACAAGCGGTACGCATTTGGCACGTAATAGGTGAGGATACCAAGTTTGACTGTAACCTCTTGCAGGACGAGTAACGTCTTGTACCACATAAAATCTTTTTAGTGCTACCACACTGTTCTCGTCTAGTGCATATTCGTCTTTCTGATGAGGTAATTCAATCACGTCGCCTGCCATGATTTTACGCCCTAGTGTATCAAAACAGGTTCGTAGATGGAACATAACCATAACAGTGTCGTTCTGCAAGAACAGACCAAATTGACTTAGATTAAAATCTATGTCTACCATGTCATAGATACCACGTAGAACATAAACATCTGGGGCATAATGGCGATCTCTGTTTTCTAACAGTAACAAATCTTGTATGCCTAATTCTGGAGTAGAATTGACATTTATTGGTGTTGCAGGACTGCTGGTACCTTCTTCCGGATTAACTGGTCCTAAGTACTTGTGGATAAACACGTCTGTGCCGCCCACTTGAAATTCTTCGTTGATTACACGATCTAGAAAGCGGAAATCATTGCCCTTTTCGGGGCGGTATAGAGATAAGCGTGGCATAGTCGTGTATTTATTGAATTTTTAACTTACAATTTTCGCCATGCCATCTAAAAAAATTAGTTCCTGCTACAATTTTATCACAGTAACAGCAATTATATTTGTTTCTATTTTTGGCTTTTTCTGTGATCTTTTTGAGAGTTTCGGGAGAATGTGTCTTTCCATAATTCCATACTTGTACTTTATTGGCTGTTTCTTTTCTTCTTTTAGACATTAATTTTCGTTCTTCTTCGGTTCTAGGAATTCCCTTGTTCCATGCTATTTTTCCTTTGTTTGCCTTTGAAATTTTTTCTTTGGTTTCTGAAGAAGTAATTATTCCCTTTTTCAAAGTTCCGTATTTTAATCTTAGACGTTCGTAGGTATGTGAGTTTGGTTTATATCTTACCTGAAAGTTAGCACCGTTGACCAACATCCTCCACAATGCCTTTTGCATTTTAGGCAAAAATTTTCCGTCAACCATTTTGGTCAATAGCCAATGGCAGACAAAATGTTCTCTAGCAGTCAATACTGCAATATTTTCTTTTTTATTATTTCCGCCGAGTGATCTAGGAATAATATGATGTTTTTCTGTATACCCGGTAACTTTAGATCTGTTCTTGGCTTGTTGTATGATCTCGTCATACCAACGAGTATATTTGTTAGGTAAATACATTGCTGATGCTCCTCATAGCGTTAGAGTAGTTAGGGATTGCCGTCCCGTGAACTACACTTATATTTATAATTGAGAACATCAATGACCAACTCTGAAAATCAACGCCAAGAAGTAATAGACTACATTAGACTTATGCTAGGTGATGGTCTCGTCGATGTAGAATTAGATCCTGTACATTATAATCTCGCTATTGACCGTTCTTTACGCAAGTTTAGACAGCGTAGTAGTAACAGTGTTGAGGAAAGTTTTGCATTTTTAACCCTGCAGGTAGATCAAAACAACTATGTTCTAGCACCAGAAATAGAAAATGTGCGTAGGATATATCGTCGTAGCATCGGTAGTAGAACAGGTGGCGGCGATGGCGGCAGTTTGTTTGAACCGTTCAACCTGGCTTACAGTAACACATATCTACTGTCTAGTTCAAACATGGGCGGTTTGGCTACTTATTTTGCATTTGCCAGCTATCAAAAGCTAGTTGGTAAAATGTTTGGTAGTGAAATTAATTTTATTTTCAACAAAAGTACAAAATTGTTAACCATTGATCAGCGTCCACGTGGTCCAGAAGAAGTTCTACTTTGGATTGATAACCATCGCCCAGACTTTAATTTATTAAGCGATACTTTTGCCGGACAGTGGCTACGTGATTATGCCTTGGCAACCTGTAAGATCATGCTAGGCGAAGCCCGTGAGAAGTTTGCTACAATTGCTAGTCCACAGGGCGGCACAACTCTAAATGGTACTGCTTTGAAGAGTGAAGGCAAGGCCGAAATTGAACAATTAGAAATGGATCTAATCAACTACAAAGATGGCGGTACACCACTTACTTGGATAACAGGCTAAAAATTTCTCTTGACACAGTACCTAGGAATAAATTATACTAGATACTATGAGACCTATAGAAGTTTTTTATCATTTTTACATCCCGCCGGACATTAGAGCAGCTAACTGGACATGGTGGATTGACGAGCAGTTAAGTCTGCTTAAGAAAAGCCGATTAGCAGACATTGCTAAAATTAACATGGCAATAACTATGCCAGTGTACATGTCCGGAATGTACGGACTTAACTTTAATAGAAATAAAAGTCCAGACCAATTTACATATTATACTGAAAAAGGGCAAATCTTAGTACACAATCCCATAGGTCCCGAACTTAACTTTGATCAAAAGATTAGAGAATACATCAACATGCGATATCCCTTTGTAAATATCATCAATGTTAGAGATTGTACAGATCCCAATATATACGAAGGACAGACTTTAGATTTTTTACACAAGGCATGTGTAGAAAAAGATATAGATGTATTGTATTTTTATAACAAAGGCATTACCAGAGCAGGTGCTGCTGTAGCCAACTGGAAAGAAGTGCTACAATATTATCTAATAGAAAAATGGCCAGAGTGTGTGCGCCTACTGCAAGATGCAGATGTAGTAGGAGTTAAAGACCTAGTCTGCATGGATTTTACTGTAAGTGGAAACTTTTGGTGGACAAAATCTAATCATGTAAGATCTTTACCAAATCCATTAAATTCAGATCAATACATGGGATCAGAAGTTGATCTATATCCCACAGGTCATGCTTATCGATATGCGTTCGAACGCTGGCTGTTAATCAACAAGCCTAAAGTAGCGCACATTGTTGATACAAAAACAGACCACTATACAAATTATTGTTTTGTAGAAAACTTAGATAACGGTAAAGAAACTGGTTAATAGGAGACACAAATGATTGTAGGTTTTGTAGGGCTAATCGGCGCTGGCAAAGATACTGCCGCAGACTATTTGGTTAATTTTCATGGCTTTCGAAGAGACAGTTTTGCCAATACACTTAAAGATGCAGTAGCCTGCGTATTTGGGTGGGATCGAACACTGTTAGAAGGACGTACTACACAGGCTCGTGAATGGCGCGAGCAACGTGACGACTGGTGGAGTGACCGGTTAGGTATGGAAATTACTCCTCGTAAAATCTTACAATATTGGGGCACAGAAGTTTGTAGAGCAGGATTTCATGACGACATATGGATTGCCAGTTTAGAAAACAAAATGCGTAAAACTCGAGATAATATTGTTATTAGCGATGTGCGATTCCCTAATGAAATTAAAGCTATACATAATGCAGGCGGAACTGTTATCCGTGTAAAGCGGGGCAACGATCCTGAATGGTTCGCCGCCGCAATCAGTTCTAACAGGGGTCCTGAAGGTAATTCTACATGGAGTCTAAGTAGACTTAAATTAGAAAAGTTAGGTATACATGCTAGCGAAACTGCATGGGTAGGCGGTGATATTGATGCAGTTATTACTAATGACGGTACTATTGATGATCTATTTACTGCTATTAGAAATCGGGTTTCAGGTCTCCCTGCCGCCATGGAAGTTTAAGTTTGTGTAGTATTCGTTGACAATTCGCGCATACCGTTTTTAAATTCGTATGTCGACAGTTTTTAAGATCGCCGTCTATATTGTAGACATTAAACTGATCAGCATACTTAGAACTAAAGCCGCACTTGTCGCACGATAACTTTTTCTTATATCCACTTAAGGCCCACAAGGGCCTTTCTTTATTTCTTCCCTTGGCACAATGATCGCACTTAGACCTATAATAAGGCGTGCCTTCTTTATAGTAGTTGATTGCTACTGGTCTTTTGCCGCATTGTTTGCAGAGATCTCTCATAAGCGCCCTTTTTTGTCCCTTTTACGCAGTATTTAACCGACGTTTTTTCTGAACCTATAGCTAAATATATTCAAGTAATCCACTAAGGAGATTCAAATATGGCCACTCTAGGTTCACCAGGCGTACAAGTTATAGTTCAAGATGAGAGTTTTTATACTCCAGCTGCTCCGGGCACAATCCCTCTAATTTTTATTGCCAGCAGACAAGATAAATCTAATGCTGCTGCAACCGGTACCGCACTAGGTACTACCGCTGCCCAACAAGGCAATGTTTTTGTTATTACAAGTCAACGAGATCTTACAGATACTTTTGGCAATCCTATTTTCGAAACTGATGCATCTGAGAATGTTATACAAGGTAGCGAAATTAGTGAGTACGGATTGCAAGCTGCATACTCTGCATTAGGAGCAAGTTCTAAAGCCTACATTGTTCGTGCAGATGTCGATCTAGCTGATCTAGCTTCGTCTGCCACAGCACCTAGCGGATCTCCTAACAGCGGCCAATATTGGGTAGACACTGCAAATACACTATTTGGTGTAAATGAATGGGATCAAACTACAGATAAGTTTACAGTTAAAACTGTTAAAGTTTTAGACGATGTTACATCTCAAAACAATGTAGATATTTCTATGGTTCCGTTGACATCTTATGGAAACCAAGGCGATTATGCCATGGTTGTAACATCGGATAACGAAAATGCTTTGTATTATAAACAAGACGATAATTCATGGACGCCCGTTGCACTAGGATTTGACGGCGGAAAACAACTAGTAATGGCTCCGCATACTTCGTATCCTAATTTTACAAATACAGGAACAGGTGCTCTAAACGCCCTAACAGGCAGCGTATGGATTAAAACAACTACACCAGGCTTTGGTGCAAATTGGGTAATCAAATTATATAACGGTTCTACCAAAGCATGGGGTACAGTCCCAGCACCATTATACGATACGCCACAAGCTGCTCTATATGCCTTAGATGCATCAGGCGGTGGAAAAAATATACCAGTTGGTACACTATTTGTTGAACCAAATACTGAAAATGGAGTCGGTGCTGACTACGTTGCAAACTTTAAAGTCTGGAGACGTAAGAATCCCGGCGCAACTTCTATTAGTATTATTGCCAACATATCCGTTGTATCCGGCAGCAACAGTATATTTCAAATTAGAGAAACTCTACCTGGTGGTAATGCATGGTCAAGTACCAAGACAGTTGTTTTATCAGCTAGTGCAAATAATCGAGCTAGTCTCATGCCTGCTGCTGTTAGTGCTGCCGGTCTGTCCTATGTTACCTGTACTTACGATGTCACAACTAGACGTCTAACATTTAGTCATTCTGCCGGCGGCAACTTCCAATTACTTGACGATACAAACTCTCCGTTGGCCGGTGTAGGGTTTAATCCTACAACAACTGCTAACCTGTATACTGCACCAGCATATGATGCATTTGATTATCTAGCGTCAAATTGGGCTCCATTAACCTACGAAGCCAGCTCCTCTGCACCAGCTACTGCTCCTGCTGACGGCACACTTTGGTATAGCGGCGGCAACTACGACGTAGATATCATGGTAAATGATGGCTTTGCGTGGAGAGGATATAGGTATGTATATCCCCTTACAGATCCAGCTGGTCCTATTGTCCGCGCCACAGCACCCGCAGACGGCGATCGTAGCGACGGTGGTGATTTAGTTGACAATGATATTTGGGTCAGTACAGCTGACCCAGAACGCTACGGACTAGATTACTATGTCTGGAATAATTCAGATAAGATGTGGGTTCAACAGGATCCCACAGACGACTACAGCCCAAATGGATGGGTATTTGCAGATGCTCGCGCAGGCATCACCCAACCACCTAACGGCGGCATGCCATTTGGTACCATTGCTGACATGTTAACAAGCAATTATGTAGATCCAGATGCTCCAGATCCAGCAAACTATCCAAGAGGTATATGTTTATGGAATACACGCCGCAGCGGTAATAATGTCAAGAAGTATGTTGTTGATCATATTGATACTACAGCCCTAAACGTTAGATTTGGAAATGCTATAATGACCGATTACTTCCCAGATCGATGGATCACAGTCAATGGACGTAATCTTGACGGTAGCGGACGATTTGGTCGTCTTGCTCAACGCGGACATATTGTTGCTCAACTTAAGAGTATGATTAACACTAACCTTGCTATTCGTGATACTGATACATTAGATTTTAATCTAATTGTATGTCCTGGATATCCAGAAGTTATTGCAAATATGATTTCTTTAAATACAGAAAGAGGTCAAACAGCATTTGTAGTAGGTGATAGTCCGTTACGTTTACAACCAACTGCTACAGCTTTAAGAAATTGGGGCAATAATACAGCAGGCGCAACAGATAACGGCGATGCCGGTCTAATATCTGCAGATGAATACCTAGGTGTATTTTACCCAAGCGGACTTACAACAAACTTTAGAGGCAAAGAGATCGTTGTTCCTCCAAGCCACATGATGTTGCGTACTATTATCAACAGTGATGCCAAGAGCTATCAATGGTTTGCGCCAGCAGGACTACGTCGTGGTGGTATCGATAATGCAACCAGCGTTGGTTACATTGACGCTACTGGTGAGTTTAAGAGTGCTAGTCTATATGAAGGATTAAGAAATGTCCTACGTGATGTAAAAGTTAACCCAATTGCCACACTACCTGGTGTAGGAATTGTCAACTTTGGTCAGTATACTCGTGCAAAAACAGCCAGTGCGTTGGATAGAATTAACGTAGTTCGTCTAGTAGCCTACCTACGTAAGCAACTGGCAGTATTGGCCAAGCCTTATTTGTTTGAACCTAACGATGCTCAAACACGTCGAGAGATCAAAGCTGCTGCTGATAGTTTACTATTAGAATTAGTGGGACAACGTGCATTGTATGACTTTGTCACAATTTGCGATAATACAAACAATACACCGACCAGAATCGATCGAAGCGAACTTTGGTTAGATGTAGCTATTGAGCCTGTGAAAGCTGTTGAATTCATTTATATTCCTTTAAGAATAAAGAATACTGGTGAAATTGCAGCTGGAGTATAAAGGTAAATACAAGTAATAAGGAGCATTTGAAATGCCAGTATCAAGTTTAAATAGATTTACAGTACCTCTATCAACAGACCAAAGCTCAGCAAGTCAGGGTCTGTTGATGCCAAAACTAAAGTATCGCTTTCGCGTTACATTAGATAATTTTGGAGTCCCGGGTACACCGACTACAGAATTGACCAAACAGGTCATGAATGTAACACGTCCGGACCTTTCGTTCGAAACAATTTCATTGCCGGTATATAACAGCACTGTTAAACTAGCAGGCAAGCACTCATGGGCCGATGCCAAGTTGACTCTACGTGACGACGTAAGTAACAATGTTACTACTCTAGTAGGTCAACAGTTGCAGAAACAGTTTGACTTCTTTGAACAAAGTGGCGCTGCATCAGGTATTGACTATAAGTTTACCATGCGTGTAGAAATGTTAGACGGCGGCAACGGCGCTAATACTCCTACAATATTAGAAAGTTTTGAGTTCTTGGGCTGCTGGCTCAAGAATGCAACTTATCAAGGTGGCGACTACTCTAACGCAACAGATCCTATGGACATTGCTCTAACAATCTGTTACGATAACGCCCTACAGTACGGTGAAGGTGGCGCACCTACAGGAATTGGAGCAGCCGTCGGACGTACAGTACGTTCATTGGCACTTGGCGGTTAATCAACACTACCCCCTTAAAGCCCGGCATAAAACCCGGGCTTTTTATTTGGCATAAATATCAGTATGGCAAATGCATTTACAAATTTTTTAGGCGGAGTAGTCAGTGGTGTCTTCGGCACCAGCGCTATAATGAAGGACTATCAACACGCTGACAGATTATATGTCAGAGATACCTACTCTAGAGCACCTAAAGTAGGATTTTTGTATTTTGTAAACTTTAATGTAAATTTAAATGCAATACGGGACACAACAAGGCGGTATGATATTTTTTATAAAGATGTAGGAATGTTGGTTAAAAGAATAGACCAACCAAAGTTCCAGCTAGAAACAGAAACTATTAATCAATATAATAGAAAGACTGTTATACAAAAGGCAATCAAATATCAACCAATTTCTATTGACTTTCATGACGACAATAGTGACATCACTAGAGATCTTTGGAAGGCTTATTTCCAATATTATTTTGCAGATAGCAACTACGGCAACACTCTTTCTAATAATACTCTTGTACCTCCATTTGAAGATACAAAATATAAAGACTCTTTTTACAAATATGGTTTAGATAATGGTCAAAAAGAACCTTTCTTTAAAAGCATAAACATCTACGTTTTGCATCAACAAAAATTTACGCAATATACATTAGTAAATCCTTTAGTAACTGAGTGGAGCCACGATACTCTTGAACAATCAGAAAATTCTAAAACGTTAACTAATAAAATGTCTGTAGCCTATGAGACAGTCTTGTATAATCAAGGTCAAATTCAAAAAGGTACCGATGTTGATCAATTTAGAGCATTTTACGATACAACTCCTAGCCCATTAAGTATTGGAGGGTTAGGCAGTAAGACATTATTTGGACCAGGCGGCGTTATTGCGGGTGCTCAAGGAGTGTTTGGTTCAATAACTCAAGGTAACTTTTTAGCGGCTGCAATTCAAGCTAATCAATTGCGGAGAAATGCAAGAGGTATTACCAAAGCATCTCTACAAGCTGAAACAACAAACATAATTGGCAATGCTCTTAGTGGAGTAGCCGCATCTAGAGCGAGAAATACAGGCGATGTTAAAGTTGCAGGAGTAGCCGGAGTTAATCAATATAATACAGTTGCAAGATCAGTCACGTTGACAAAGAAATAATATGAATTATTACACAAATTTACCTCCTAAGATTGCAGAAGGAAGCGATGCTACTACATTACAGGCATTTGATTCTTACTATACTACTCCATTAGAAGTGCCTGTTGCGACATTTGATTCTATTAAAGGATATTTTGAATCTAAAGGGTTTGCTAAAATAAGTGCCGATGCAATTGCCATTGTAATTATAAGGCAATCTAAAGCCGATAACGTGAATCCTATGGCAATGCTTGACACATTGAAAGGTCTAAATTCTGTTGAACTAAGCAATGTAGTAAGTGAGATATTAAATTACAATAGATTTAAAACAAGCTATTTAGGATACGCACCTCAGGCTACTTCGACTGCCGAAGTTGTGAGAAACGTAGTTGCTCAACCTCCCTTAATAAAATCTTACTCAGTTAATGCTTCTTATAATACTGTTAACGAAGGCGAAAATATAACATTTACAATTAACACGACAAATGTTAAAAATGGCACAGTACTTTATTGGACTACAACTGGTTCAACAATAAATTCTTCTGATATCCAATTTGGAATCACCAGTGGATCAGTAACAATCAACAACAATACTGCACAAGTACAATTAAACATTTTAGTCGATCAATTAACTGAAACTAGTGAGATATTAGTTTTTAATTTAAAAATAAACTCATTAAATGGCCCTACAGTAACATCAACTTCGGTAACAGTTAATAACACCTCGTTTGCATTTATAGCAGATTATATGGTAATTGAATACACATTTAATTCAGGTACTGATTTAGATACAAGAACAAGGATAGTTTCCCCAACAGTTGGATCATACATAGGATGGGGCTGGCCAGAAACTAATCCTAATATATTATTGTGGGGTGGAGATAATACTGGCCGCGGTACAGAGACTGCACTAATCAGGATTAATAATCTTAGAATTATATATCCCGATACTACAGATATAAAAATTGATTGCCGTGCAGTTTGGTATTATGAAGTCGGCACAGACCCAGTTAGTCTCAAAATAACATTGTATTCTGGCGGCGCTCCGGTAAGAAACGGATTTAATTGGATAAATCCAACTGCAACAGCATCAGCAGTATTAGATTTTAATTTTAAAGCTATTTCTTTGCAAAGTCAAGCTCAGGAAGGAATAGGAGAACGTATTGCGGTCCTTAACTATAATGTCACTACAGGACAAGGTTATTTAGATACAACTGACAACACGGTATACTAATGAGTTTAAAATTTGCAAAAGGTGTATACCAGATTAAAAATCTTGACAAATATGTCGGATTGAAAGCTCCATTATATAGAAGTAGTTGGGAACTAACTTTTATGCAATTCTGCGATAATAATCCCAGTATAAATGAATGGTCTAGTGAGCCGTTAAAAATACCCTATAGAGATCCTTTAACAGGTAGGCAAACTGTCTATGTTCCTGACTTTCTAATAGTTTACCTAGATAAAAATCATCAAAAACATGTAGAACTAGTAGAGATTAAACCAGCTGCTCAGATGTTAAAAGAAAAAGTTGGTAAAAATCTCTACAACCAAGCTCAGTATGTTAAAAATATGGCCAAGTGGGCCGCTGCTGGTGCATGGTGTAAACAGCAGAATATTAAATTTAGAGTCATCAATGAAGGGGATCTTTTTCACAACCCCTCCAAAAAAAGATAAGTAAAAATATGACAAAAAAATTAGAAGAACTTTTAAATCTACCACCTAGTGCAGAAGAAGTTGTTATGCCGCCACCAGCGCCCGCTGTTCCTACTATTGATTTACAAGAAAAACTAGAAGAATTTGATAAAATTTCCGCAGCTTTGCCTCGAGTAAAGGGGTTGGGCGATCTAAGCGATTCTGAATTAGATGCATTAGCAAACAAAGCAGAAAAGGCCTACGATGATCTAATGGATCTAGGTATGAATGTAGAAGCACGTTACGGTTCTAGAATGTTTGAAGTAGCGGCCCAAATGATGAATGCAGCCATTACTGCCAAGACAAACAAAATTGACAAGAAGTTAAAAATGGTTGATTTGCAGCTTAAAAAGTTGGCTATTGATAAGAAAAACGGCACCCACGAGGGCGGGGAAACTGTAGAAGGAGAAGGTTATATTATAACTGATCGTAACAGCATCCTCGAAAAACTAAAGAATCTGAATAAATAATATACTATGAAAAGCTTCAAAAATTATCTCTCCGAATCAGTTAAAAAATACGACTTCCGTGTCAAAGTTGCTGGCGAAGTAACTACCGAGCAAGAAGATCACATGAAGCGAGCATTGGGTCGCTTTACAATAGCTGATACTTACAATACTCTAAAAAAGTCTATTACACCTATTCAAGCGTTACCTTTAGATTTTCCTCAGTTAAGAAATTGCGAAGTTAACATTTACGAAGTTACGTTAGATTATCCTACTACACAACAAGAATTAACAGAATACCTAAGCAGCGAATTAGGTATTAGCAAACAAAAAATAGTTGTTCGTCGTCCGGGCGAACCAAGCGAAGAATATCAAACACCTGTTGAAGAACGTGAAGGCGCTCTATTAGATGACCCTAATTATAAAGAAGCAGGTAATCCACAATTTGAAGACTATTACGGAGACAAGTACAATACTGGATTTGTCAAAGAATTAAACGATATTCTTAAACTACAACGCAAGGAACGCGGTGAAGAAATCCCCATGGAAGCTGCTGCAAAATTTAATACTGATACTACAGACAAACAAGAAAGTCTTTTAAAGTTTCAGGCACAAGACTTAAGGAAGAAATAATATGCAAATGATCGATGTAATGAAGCGTCTTGCCGAACTTGATGCTGTTAATCCAAATGTAGACACTGGTCTACGTATTGTACAGCCGCAGAAAACTGTCAGTATTGCTATCAAAGAAAATAATCAAGTTGACGAATGTGGCATGATGACACCTCCTACAATGGAACGTCCTTCTACTCCTGCAAGTATTAATATGACTGCTGGCAGCGGCGATGAATTAAGCAACATGATTCGAGCTATTGCTACGCTAGCTGGTACAGCACAAGGCGGTGACGAAGTTGTTACAGGAACTCCGACTGCTGGCGATTCTATGCGCTCAGTTCTAGATAAGTTAAATCCAATGGACGACGAAGAAACTGAAGAAGGATTTATCGGAAGAGGTGTCGGCGGCATGGCTGGCGGCGCATTAGGCAGTACAGCTGGTAAAGCATTAGGTACTATGGCTGGTGGTCCAATCGGCGGCGCTATTGGCGGCGTAGCAGGAGATTTAATTGGTACTTCTATCGGTGCTGAGATGGGCGACGATGATGACAAAAAAAACGAAACCTATGATAACACTCCGAACGATCCTACTGATACTAACGAGTTTGATTCGGAGCAACACGCTCATCACGAGAATCCGCCTGGCGCTGCTAAAGGCCGCGGCAACTACAATAATCCTCGTGCCCATGACACCAATGAAAGTGTCGCAGCTAGATTAATGGCTGAATACAGATCGTTTATTGGCGAAGCAAAAGACAAAGAAATGGACGAAGCTACTGAAGACGACGACATGGAAGAAGGTATCGAAGATCGTTTAAAAGATTTAGATCCAAAAAATCCAGTCAATATTCCTGCATACAAACGTAAGGCAGCTTCGGGAGACTCTGCCAGCGCCGCAAAAAACACCAAAGAAAATGCCAACGAAAGCATGGCAGATATTTTAAAATTATCTGGACTAAAATAAACACTATACATATAGTATCCAAATAGCCTCTTCGGAGGCTATTTTTTTCAGTAAATAAAACTATGGGAAGTAAAAACTTAGACGGAAATCTAGTCAAAAAAGCATACTCTACACAAAAGTGGACGGAGCAGGATATTGAGAACTTAATGAAGTGTCAAGACCCTGCTCTAGGACCAGATTTTTTTATTAGAAATTTCTTTTATATCCAACATCCTACTAAAGGTAAGATAAAGTACGAGCCTTTTAACTATCAAACTGATCTTTTAGAAAGTTATCACGGACATCGTTTTAGTGTGAACATGTTAGGTCGTCAGATGGGTAAAACTACAACCGCTGTAGGATACTTATTATGGTACGCAATGTTTGTACCTAACTCGACTATTCTAATTGCAGCACACAAATATACAGGTGCTCAAGAAATTATGCAGCGTCTACGTTATGCATATGAATTATGTCCCGACATGATACGATGCGGCGCAACAAGTTATAACAAGCAGAGTATTGAGTTTGACAATGGCTCGCGTATTATGGCGCAGACAACTACAGAAACAACTGGTCGTGGTTTGTCTATATCATTATTGTATTGCGACGAGTTTGCCTATGTTGCTCCTAATATTGCTACAGAATTCTGGACTTCTATTGCACCTACACTGTCTACAGGCGGTAAAGCAATTATCACAAGTACTCCAAACAGCGACGAAGACCAGTTTGCTTTAATTTGGAACGAAGCTAATAAAAAGTTTGACGAGTTTGGAAATGAACAAGAACTAGGACGCAACGGATTTTATCCTTACATGGCTGTATGGCACGAGCACCCAGATCGAGACGATGTATGGGCTAACGAAATGCGTAGTCAGCTTGGGCAAGAACGATTTGAGCGAGAACACGAATGTAAATTCTTGATCTTTGACGAGACGTTGATTAACAGTATTAACCTTGCCAATTTAGATGGTATAGAACCCTACATGAAAATGGGGCAAGCACGTTGGTATAAAAAGATCAATCCAAGAGCTACTTATATTGTTAGTTTAGATCCTAGTCTAGGTACCGGAGGCGATTATGCCGCTATACAAATTGTAGAACTTCCTAGTTTGACACAAGTTTGTGAGTGGCATCATAATATGACTCCTATTCAATCTCAGGTTAGAATTTTAAGAGATCTATTAAAGAAGATAGAAGAAGACTGTCAAGCATTAGGATCCGCCAGTAGTATATACTACAGCGTAGAAAACAACACATTGGGCGAAAGTGCACTAATTTGTATAAACGAGCTAGGCGAAGAAACTTTCCCTGGATTATTCTTAAGTGAGCCAATTAAAAAAGGTCATGTTCGCCGTTTCCGTAAGGGGTTTAACACTACCCATGCAGCTAAGATTTCTACCTGTGCTAAATTAAAACAACTTATAGAAACTAAAAAATTAACAATCAACAGCAAAGCACTTATAAGTGAATTAAAAACGTTTGTTGCAACAGGTATTACATTTAAAGCAAAAACTGGACAACACGACGATTTGGTTTCTAGTATGTTGTTGGCAATACGTATGATTATGTTATTGCAAGATTGGGATCCTGCAATTTACGATAAAATGCGTGAAGAAATACAAGAAGATTACGACCTGCCGATGCCTATCTATATCAGTAGTTTTTAACTAAATACAATCATGAAAGCTATCCAACTAATCAGCCAAGATGTTTTTGACAAGATTCGCAGCCGTTTCGAAAATTTAGAAATGGGCGACGAAACTGGTGCAGTTACTATCGACCCCGCAGAAGCACGTTTCTTTGATTTTGACTTTGTATTTGAAGGTAATAATCTAGGTCGTGTTAGTATCAGTCTAAATGACTTGGGCAGTTTAAAAATTTATTATAGTCAAGGTATTACAGAGAACATTGATCAATCTGTTAAACAGATCTGGTACAAATTTTTAAAAGAAATGCGTATGTTTGCCATGCGTAGACTAATGCGTTTCGATACTAGAGATATTGCCAAAACAAACCTTGATAAAAACGATTTTCAATACCTTGCCAGCAAAGGTACAAAGGAAGAACTAATGCAAACAAAAATGAACGAATCTAAATGGAATTCTAAAAGCACAAAGAAAACTAGCCGTGCAGTTCGCGGCGCAACAGAAGTAATTGTTAGACACGCTCGTCCAGTTGACGAAATGTATCCGGGTAGTCGTAGTCAGCGTAAGAATATTAGAGCAATCTTTATACAAAATGCAGACGGCGAGCGCTTTAAATATCCATTTATCCACCCAACTGGTGCATTTGCCATGGCTCAGCACGTAGATCACGGCGGAGTTCCACATGATCCAGCAGGCAAAGCTATCATGCGTATGAGTGAGCAAATTGCTCAACTACAAGAATTCAGCAGACAAGTTCAGCACAGTCAACTACATGATGACGCTATGGGAATCTCTGATCGAGCACATGGTCGTCTTAGCGAATTGAAGTCTATGATAGAGGCATTGGGCAAACGTCATCACTACGAATCTTGGGTTGCAGAATTTAATGAACAAGAACACAGTGGCAACGATCTAATGGAATTAGATCCTGTTACAATGGAAGATTACAAGAGTAAATTTACTCAAACAAATTTTAAAGAAGAATTGGCACAATTTTTTCCACTAATACATAATATCATGCAAGAAACTAACGGCATCGATCTTGAGTCTTATGTACAAGAAGCAAAATCAAACTGTACCTGCACTGACGAAGATGAGGATAATTCTTGTCCAGTACATGGAGAAGAGATGGAAGAATCCGTCAATGAATTTGCACAATTTGAAGCATGGGCAGAAGCAGTAGAGCAAGGCAAGTTAGCAGACGATCAAATCGAAGATCTCAAAATGGCACTAGGAGACCTAAGTGAACCTTTACAATTAGGACCAGATGGTTCTATAGCCACACAATTTTTCCAACAGTTTGGACTAGATGATAGCGACCTTGCTGACAAGTTTAAGCAAGCAGCGGATTTAGATTCGACAAGTGATCCTATGAACATTTTACAATTATGGGCTAACGAAAGTTATCCAGAATTGTTAGTAGCATTAGGAATGAGTGATACAGGTCAGGAACAACAGCCTGCTCCAGAAGTTGGCGCACAACCAGAAGCTGAACCAGCACCTGTCGAAAATGGAGACATGCAGATGAATCCGGGCGTTATGGAAGGCACTGATCGCACTGCAATGATTCAAGAAGTGGCAAAAATTGTTAAACAATTTTATAACAGGGATAATCCAGAAGTTGGACCATTCCGTGGCAATGAAGGTATTGCAATTGACGTAGAAAAACAAATTAGCGAAATGTTCGGCGAAGCCGCAGGACAGCAGGCAAAAGCAATGGCTGAAGCATTTATGGAAAAATTAACTACGGAATGGCAAGAGCGTCATGGTAAAACCACAGGCGTAGCTGACGACGGACTTGCTCGGCTCAAAGAGCTATTAGGCAACATCAAACAAAAAGTAGAAGGTATCGGTGATCAAGGTATGGGAGGCAGAGACTTTAATACCAATATCATGTCTGCAGAAGAAAAGAATACTCAACACAGTCACCAATATGACACCACAATGAAACATGCTGACAATCCAACATACCAACAACGTATGGCCGCCCACGATATCAAACCAGGTATTGCAGGCTACCGTGATCGTATTGCCATGTTGAAAGATTTGGAAAGAACTGGTAAATTAAAATCTGAAGATGTATCAGCATTTGAAGACATTATGAGATTATCCGGATTGGCAAAATAAACCATATTTTAGCAGCCGACTAGGTTGCAATAATAAATAAAACTGTGTATAGTTAACTCTATGCACAGTTTTTCTTTTTAGTCAGTAGGCTTTAAAGAAGAGGCATAATAAATCAACATTAAGGAAAAACATTATGGCAACGTTAGCAGAAATTCGCGCAAAGCTTCAAGCATCATCTCAACAAAACGGCGGCAGCGCAACCGGCGGAGACAACGCAATTTACCCCCATTGGAATATCGCAGAAGGTACTAGTGCAACAGTACGTTTTTTACCCGATGGCGACACTAACAACACTTTCTTCTGGATTGAACGAGCAATGATCAAGTTGCCATTCGCCGGTGTGAAAGGCGAAACCAATTCCAAGCCTGTGACTGTGCAAGTCCCATGTATGGAGATGTGGGGTGAGACATGTCCAGTTCTTACTGAAGTACGTCCATGGTTCAAAGATAAATCTTTGGAAGAGATGGGTCGTAAGTACTGGAAAAAGAAGAGCTACTTGTTCCAAGGATACGTTGTTGATAGCAAGTATCAAGAAGACAAGACTCCAGAGAATCCAATTCGTCGATTCATCATCGGCAGTCAAATCTTTAACATTGTTAAGAACGCATTGATGGATAGTGAGATTGAAGAATTGCCAACAGACTTTGTCCGTGGCTTGGATTTTAAGATTGCTAAGACTAGCAAAGGTGGTTATGCTGACTACTCTACTAGTACTTGGGCTCGTCGTGAACGTGCTTTGAGCGAGGCAGAAAACGCAGCAATCAAACAATATGGTCTTCACGATTTGAAGAGCTTCCTTCCAAAGAAGCCAGGTGAAGTTGAACTCAAAGTAATCAAAGAAATGTTCGAAGCATCCGTCGATGGTGAAGCATTTGACATGGATCGTTGGGGTCAGTACTTCAAACCGGCTGGTTACAATGCTCCTGCTGGTTCTGGCAATAGCTCCAGCCCGGCAGCAAACAAGCCTGCTCCTGTAGCGGCCCGACCTGCTCCTGTAGCAAGCAATCCGCAAGTTGACGAAATGGAAGAAGATCCTCCATTTGATACTGATTCTGCAAAGACAGAGAATAAGTCAACCGCTGGCGGCGATGCTAGCAGTCGAGCTGCCGACATCATTGCGATGATTCGTAATCGCCAAAAAGCTGATTAATTTAGGGGATAGACTATGGGAAAAGCCTTCGATATTTCGAAGTTCCGTAAGTCTATCACCAAGTCTATTGATGGACTTGGTATAGGCTTTAATGATCCAACAGATTGGATCTCAACTGGGAACTATGCACTAAACTATCTCATCTCGGGAGACTTCTTTAGAGGAGTTCCTCTTGGTAAGGTAACTGTATTTGCTGGGGAATCTGGCGCAGGTAAATCGTATATCTGCTCTGGTAACATTATTCGACACGCACAAGAACAAGGTATTTTTGTTGTGTTGGTTGATAGTGAAAATGCCCTAGATGAAAAATGGCTTCTTGATCTTGGTGTTGATACAAGTGAAGAAAAGTTGTTAAAGCTCAACATGGCTATGATTGACGACGTGGCAAAAACCATTAGTGAATTCATGAAAGAGTACAAGATAATGCCGTTGGAAGATCGTCCAAAAGTATTGTTTGTGATCGACTCTTTGGGCATGTTGTTGACACCCACGGACGTTAATCAGTTCGAAGCAGGTGAGATGAAGGGTGATATGGGTCGTAAGCCCAAAGCACTTACATCTTTGGTTCGTAACTGTGTAAACATGTTCGGAAGCTACAACGTAGGTATGGTTTGTACAAATCACACATACGCAAGTCAAGACATGTTTGATCCAGATGACAAAATCTCAGGCGGCCAGGGATTTGTCTACGCAAGTTCTATTGTTGTCGCTATGAAAAAACTCAAACTCAAAGAGGATGAAGATGGCAACAAGGTTACTGATGTTTTAGGTATCCGTTCAGCTTGTAAGATTATGAAAACTCGCTATGCAAAGCCATTTGAGAGTGTTCAAGTTAAGATTCCTTATTCAACAGGTATGGCGCCGACCTCCGGTTTAGTTGACATGTTTGAGAAAATGGGTGTATTATCTAAAGTAGGTAATAGACTTGCCTATACTAGCAAGCACACTGGAGAAATTCTTGCCGAGTTTCGTAAGAACTGGACAGAAGAAAAACTCATGCAGATTATGCTAGAATGGGATAACACCGCAGTAAATACTGTTCCAGAAATTATCGAAGATCAAGAGGAAACATAATGGAAGACGCACTAATTATTGAAACATGGGATACATTTAAAGATTACATTGCTGAAAAAAATCGAGAAACGGCTGCAAGCCACTATGTTGATTTTCTTCTTGGTAAAGATGTAGAATTAAGTGAATTAGAAAGTGTGATGGGGTACGATCCCCATCTTGACAGCGCAATTAAACTTGTTCTTGATGCAGAACGTCAAGAAGAAGTCGACGATAGTGACGATTGGAATTCTGACGAAGAAGCCGAGGATTACTAATGAGTTGGTATGCTAAAGTCTCAAAGGACATAGCACATTTACCAACCTGTTTAGATCACTTTTATAACGAATTAGACCAAGCAAGAGCAGAAGTTAAAATCTATGGAAGCATAGAAAAGGCTTCTGCTTCTTTGCCTGGCATTGTTGAACATAGATTTAATCAGCTTCAAGAAATTGAAGCAATTTTGGAATATCTGAACATTGAGCTACGTCGAACACGCAGCAAGGCATTTAAAAAATACCTTGAAAATTACCAACGTGCTCTAAGTAGTCGCGATGTTGAAAAATATGTCGACGGTGAAGCAGATGTAGTTGATATGGAAAAAATCATTAACGAATTTGCCATGCTACGCAATCAATGGTTAGGCATTATTAAGGGCCTTGATATCAAGCAGTGGCAATTGAGCAATATTATCAAGTTGAGAACTGCTGGGTTGGAGGATATTACTCTATGACCGTATATATTGAAGATCTTATCATAGATTTAAACAGTTATGTCAAGGTGAATTCATTTGACAGTAACATTATTGTAAGTTTTTCCAATCAAATCTTTTCAGGCCGGGGCTTTACGGAAAAGCAAAGTCTGCTTGCGGTTAAATTATTAAAAAAATATTGTAATAATCTCGAAATTGCAATTAAAAAGACAATCGCGCCTGAGTTGATGAATCCTCAGTTTAGGTTTGCCATCAGAAAAACATCTAATCTTCAAAGTAGGCGAGTAACTATTGCCACATGTCCCATATGGGGTAAAATTATCAAAGTGGAATTTCCTTATAGTGAAGAAAAAGTTGGTGAAATTAGGAAACATAGAGATCACTTGGGTCTTGCCACATGGGACGGTGACGCCAAAACATGGAATTTCTCTTTGAGCGAAACAAATCTTAAATTTGTTCAAAATCTTACTTCAAAAGAACCGTTCGAGTACGACGAAGAGTTTAAAGATTATCTCAATCAAATCAATGATATCATCGACAACATGGAAAAATATGTACCCATGTTGATATTAGAGGATAACAAGGTAGTATTCAAGAATATTAGTCACTATATTCCAAAAATTGACGGAGAGAACATACTTGCATCCGTCTTTACGGCTAGAAAATCTGGAATTAATACATGGGATGAAGGAATAAGCAACATACTTAAAGAAGCCAACTTACATCCATTGATAAAACCCTTTCTTGATAACACTTATGACGGAATTTTTGAAATAGATAGTACAACAGAGTCAATTGAGTGTCTAAAGGATGTTGTTCAGCACATGAATCCTTGTCTTTTTGTGATTCCCGGAGGTAGTGAATTAGAAAAGACAAAGATGGTTTATAATTTTCTTACCGGCCTTGGATACACCAGTGATAAAATGAGTGTTATGTTTAGACTGCCTAGCTCAGAGGGGAAAACTTTTAATGATTTTGTAAAAAATTGCGGACTTAACAATCCAATAACTGATACCACCAAGTTTATTTTTGTCAGCATCAAATTGCCCAAGCCCGTCTTAAAATCAAAAATGATATTCAATAGTGTTGTAAGTCTAGGTAGATCTAATGTACACTATACAATTAGAGATTTCTTTAAAAATCGTGAAAATTTGATATATTATTGCGAACCTAGCAAACAAAAGGAATTTAATTTTGGCAACGTGTAAAGTTATTATCAAGGACGAAGTAAACGTTAAGATTGAAAACTTAGATCTTGACGCACGTAAGGCCTTGGTTAAAAAATTCAAGTACGAAGATCCTACTGCTCGGTATCGTCCAGCCTATAAATTAGGTCGATGGGACGGTACTGTCAGTTATTTTGGTCTTGGCGGAACTACCTATCTAAGCATGTTGCCTCAAGTTTTAGAATATCTCGAAAGTAAGAATTACTACATTGAGCTAGAAGATCTACGCAATCCTACTAACCTACAATTTGATGAAATTTTTGAAGATTTTTGGGGTGATCAAACATGGCCTGAAGGTCATAGATTTGCAGGAGAAAAGATTAGACTTCGTGACGACCAAGTCGAAGTCATCAACAAGTTTTTAGAAAATCCTCAGTGCATTCAAGAAATTGCCACCGGCTTTGGCAAGACAATCACTACCGCAACTTTGGCGAAAATCTGTGAAAAATACGGTCGAACAATAACCATTGTTCCTAACAAGAGCTTAGTTGAACAAACAGAGGAAGACTTTATCAACTGCGGGTTAGACGTCGGTGTATACTACGGCGACAGAAAAGATTACGGCAAAACACATACAATATGTACCTGGCAAAGTTTGAATATTTTAGACAAAAAATCCATGGATGATGAGGATATTTTAGGTCTTGCTGAATTCCTTGACGGCGTAAATTGTGTCATGGTTGACGAAGTTCATATGGCAAAAGCAGATGTTCTTAAAAATCTGCTGACAAGAAATATTGCCAATGCACCTATTCGTTGGGGGCTAACGGGCACGGTTCCAAAAGAAGATTTTGAGTTTCAAAGTCTACGTTGTAGCCTGGGAGAAGTAGTACATCGTGTAGCAGCACATGAACTACAAGATAAGGGTGTGTTAAGTCAATGCCATGTAAATGTTATACAAACTGCTGAGTGGAAAGAATTTAGTGGTTATGCAGAAGAATTAAAATTCTTAGTAACTGACAGAGATCGTATGTCATGGATGTCTACATTGATCAAGGAAATTTCCAATACAGGAAATACATTGGTATTAGTAGATAGAATTGAATGTGGTGAATTTTTACAAACACATCTAAGCGAATTATTCAGTGTATTATCAGAAAAACCTGATGTAGCATTCATTTCGGGGCGTGTAAAAACTAAAGACAGAAAAGCAGAGTATGACGAAATTAAAACTAGTACCAATAAGATTATTGTGGCGACTTACGGTGTGGCCGCTGTGGGTATTAATATCCCTAGGATTTTTAATTTGGTTCTTGTGGAGCCCGGAAAGAGCTTTACAAGAGTTATACAGAGTATTGGGCGAGGCATTAGAAAAGCAGACGACAAAGACTTCGTACAAATCTGGGATCTCACAGCAAGTACAAAATATGCCAAACGACACCTTACGCAGCGGAAGAAGTTTTACAAAGACGCTAAGTACCCTTTTGAAATTCAAAAAGTAAAATATATATGACAAACTCAAAATTTTCGGTAGTTATTCCTACCATGTGGAGATATGCTCCATTCGTTAATTTTTTAACAGACCTAGTGAAATTTCCGCTTATTGACGAAATTATTATTATCAATAACGATATAGAAAAAACGCCTAACGCACCGGTACTATCTCATGAGAAAGTACGTATGATAAATTTTAAAGAAAATATCTACGTTAACCCTGCATGGAATATTGGTGTTAGAGAAAGTAGAAATAAACACATAGGTATTCTAAGCGACGATGTTATTTTTGACATCAAAGCATTTTATCATGTACAAGAAGTACTTTCTCCTACGTGCGGAGTTGTAGGAATATGTCTAGGAGATCCTAATCATAATCAACCTCTGTTCCAAACAGGATCGATAAAGATTAAACCGTGGGAAGGCGAACATACTATGGGATTCGGATGCCTAATGTTTGTACATAAAGACACCTGGATCGATATTCCTGATTGCTTAAAAGTGTATTACGGGGATAATTGGGTGTTTGATACTGCATTGTGGGAAGGGCGAACAAACTATCTCATAACAGACATGCTGTATCATACTCCACATGCTCAAACTAGTGGAACTATTGTAAACAACTTTTTAGATAAAGAAACAGTGCTCTACAAACCAGAATTAGAAAAATGGAAAAGTGTTCTTTTTAAAACTCACTCTTTACAAATTGAATATGAAAATGCCTGCCATACTCCATCTAACATTAATGAACATTTGCCCGTTTTAAAACAGTACGGTGAACAGGTAAATCATGTAACAGAGTTTGGAGTCAGTGACGGATGCAGTACCCGAGCATTTTTAAATACTAACGCTACGTTAACGTCTTACGATATTTTCCATAATAAACAAGCACAAGCAGTATTTGATATTGCAAAGGACCAAGGAAAGAATGTAAAATATATTATAGCAGATGTAACTAAAATTGAGATAGAACCAACTGATTTACTTTTTATAGACAGTTGGCACAGCTACTTTCAATTAAAGGAAGAATTAAAATTGCATAGTAGCAAGGTAAGAAAATATATGATGTTCCATGATACTCATACGTTTGGTACTAAGGACGAAGGCGGCCAGACTCATATAGGATTACTACCTGCTATTATAGAATTTGTAATTGAAAATCCTGAATGGAAATTTGCATTGCACAAGACAAACAATAACGGACTCACAGTTTTAGAAAAGCGTGAAGTATAATAAAAATGCAGATACTAACATTAGAAAATAAAACATTTTATCTAAACGACTTACCAGAAGAAATTGACGAAGATTTAAGATTTTCTGTTTTTGATAACAGCGATAACAGCAATCCTGATCATTTCTTTATTCCTTTGATATTTTTAGAAAGCTTCACAGGACCAGCGGTAGTTCTTAAAATTGGCAAATATGATTTAACTATGCCATTGGATTGGTGTACAATTGTTGGAGATCCAGAAGGTCCAGACATGGAAGTATTACCATTGACCAGCCTCAATGATAGAGGATTTAAAACATTTTGTTTTAACCCTATTAGTGGATTCCGACCAGAATTTTTAGACATTGATATTATTGATGTTTACCAAGATATTAAATGGTACTTTCCAAAGATGCGTCCGGGCCAACTGCTGTGCACACCATTGCACCCTGGAGAGAAACCCTTATGCGCTTACTTTGTCAAAGAAGTTAGTCGTCAAAGTGAGATTGTAGATTATACAAAATGTTGGTAAACTATGGACTCGAAAGATATTATTACAATTGATCTCAATGGCTTAGATTTAAGTCAATATAACTCAATGGATTTTGATTCTTGTATTTCAGTATCGACTACAGCGTCTTTTGATGTGTCTGATTTTATTATTACTTCTTGGAATAATGACTGGATGTTGAATAATGAATGGAATGAAATTCTTAAAGCATCTGAAGGTAACGAGGCTTTACAAAAGGCCATTGAGCGTGTTAAAATATTATATTACCTGAGTAAAGAAGATGGCAACAGCGAAACTGGACATCAAACGTGAATTAAACGCAGTAGATCGTAAAGACTATACCTTTTACGAAAATCTTACTGACGAAGAAAAGAAAGCATTTAGTCCTTATATTCTAATGCGTTACACCAGTAATGTGCAAGGAGATAAAGATATTCAAGAATGGTTCCTTGAAATGTCCAATGAATATGTAAACAAAAATCATTGGGATCTCAGTAAGAATCATAAAGAACTCTTGTGGAAGTTATTTGCGGCCACAGGTGCCGGAGTACCGTGCTACCATCCTTATTTGGCAGCAGGTAAAAAAGAGAAAGTTAACAAGATTGAGAAACTTTTAGCAGAACTATATCCTGCTATGAAAATCAATGAAATTAAAATGTTAGCTAAAATTATGTCTATTAAAGACAAAGAAGAACTCTTTGATAAAATGGGTTTTGACAAAAAACAAAGAAAGGAATACGAATGAAAAAATTATTATTAACATTGGCAACACTTTTGACCTTGGGCTCAGCCCAGGCAGATTGGGATAAATCGATATCATTTAACAGCGATAATCGAGTTCGAGGAATTAGTGAGAATCAAGCTCGGCCTGGAGTAGTGTTTGACATTAATCAACAATTCAAGAATGGATTTTATGTAGGTACCAAAGTACCCTCAGTATCAGGTGGCCTTGGTTACGGATTCCATGTTGATCCGTATGCTGGATACAAGTTTAGTCCTGTTAATGGATTGACTGTAGATATTGGAACAATGAATTATCTATTTCCTAAAGTTACAAAATATGTAACTAATGAAGTTTATACTAATATTAGTTACAGTATTTTTACTGTAAAGGCTAACAGATCTCTTAGCAATTATTTTAGCTATCCTGGAAGCGACGGAACAACTTACTACGAAGCAGGAGTGACTATTCCTTTAAACAACCAGCTAACGGCTCACGCACATGTTGGTAAAGTAGATATTGCAAATAACGAACTTTTTAATTATACTACTAGACAAGCTTCTTTAAGTTATCAATACAGTAAAGACTGGACTGTAACAGGAACTTATGTTACCAATAAAAATCTAACAGACATTGCCAAAAATTATGGATTCGTTGAAAACGGACATGCACTTTGGAAAGACTCTTTTATTATCTCAGTTAAAAAATCATTCTAATGATAGCACTTGTGGAACAACCTTATAAATGTGTACATTGCAGCAAGAGTTTTATGCAAGAGAAGACTCTTGTTGCTCATATGTGCGAACGAAAAAGGCGTGCTCTACAACGAGATGAGAAGCGTGTTCAAGCAGGCTACATGGCCTATAATCGCTTTTGGCAATTGACACAAAATGCCAAGGTAGCAAAAACATATGATAATTTTGCAGACAGCAGTTATTACAATGCGTTTGTTAAGTTTGGCAGTTTTGTTAATAACGTTAATCCTATCTATCCAGACAAGTTTATCGACTTTGTAATCAAAAGCGGAGTGAAACTTGACCACTGGTGTAGAGACGAACTTTACGAAAAGTATTTGTTTGAGATGATTAAGGTTGAGCCAGTAGAAAGTGCAATTCAAAGATCATTAGCGTCTATGATGGATTGGGCAGATGAGCATAGTGCAAATTTTGCACATTACTTTTCTTATACAAGCCTTAATAAAGCAGTTCACGATATCAAGAATGGCAAGATTAGTCCATGGATTATTCTAAATACACAGAGCGGACAAAAAATGGTTAAGACAATGAGCGACGAGCAATTGAATATGATTGCACCGGCATTTGATGTTCCATATTGGTTGCGTAAATTTAAAGAGTTTCCTGCAGATGTTGCTCTAGTAAAAGAAATCTGTCGAGAGGTTGGGATAGAATGAAGGACGATGTTATAAGAAAATTTTGTCAAGATCACAGAATTAATTTGCTTGACACAAACAAACGAGCTCATCGATATCACAAAGTTAATTTAAATTACTTTAAGGATCCTATGGATTTTAATCAAGTTTATAAAGACGTTGTATATGATAGTGAACCCTTGTATACTGTAGAAATTGCTGAAAGTGAATTAGACCGTATTGCAAATTTTGAACATCAAGTATTCAATAATATGAAACAACACGGTCATTATGAAATGTTTAATATTTTGATGGAACAAAAAGAAGAAGAACACCGTCTTCGAAACAAATACCCCGCGGTGAAAAAAGCATACGAGCATTATAGTCTTATGTTAAAATTAGCAGAAAGTGGAGAGCTATGAAAAATTTACCAAATGTTAACAGCAATTGGATTGACAATAAATCGACTATTTTTAGAATTAAAAAATTAGAAAATAAAGACAGTGGTGTTTGGGTATATTATCAAAACGAAAAAACTGATCAACAATATAATTGTCTAGTAGATGCATTTTTAGCAAGATTTAAGGAACAGTTATCATGACAAGATTAAATGGATCAGTTGAAAAAGGTTGGGGAAGTGAATTAATATTTGCATCCAACGACAAATATTGTGGTAAGTTTTTAAATTTCAATGAGGGTGCAAGATTTAGTATGCACTTTCATTCTGAGAAAGATGAGACTTGGTTCGTACTCAGCGGTAGATTTAAAGTCATCTGTATCAATACTAAAGATGCATCACGGTATGAAAAAGAATTAATGGTAGGTGACATATGGCATAATCCGCCATTGCTACCTCATCAAGTTATCTGCATTGAAGAAGGCACCTTAATTGAAGTTAGCACTCCTGATTCGGTTGAAGACAACTACCGTGTCGCCAAGGGAGATAGTCAGAAATGAAAATTCTAATTACAGGTTATAAAGGATTTATCGGCCAGAATATAGTCAACTCTCTTAAGGACAAACACCAGCTGTCATTATATGAATGGGGCGAAGAACCTCCAGAGTTTGAAGGACTAGACTGGTGTATTCATTTAGGAGCAATTAGTTCTACAGCAGAGACAAACGTAGAAAAGATCATGAAACAAAATCATGATTTTAGTTGCCTAGTTCTAATGGCCTGCCAAATGAACGGAGTTAACCTACAATATGCCAGTAGTGCTAGTGTATACGGATTAGGTCAAAATTTTAAAGAAACTGCTCCAAAGAGCCCCCAAAGCCCCTACGCATGGAGCAAATATCTTTTCGATAGGCATATAGAAAGTCAAAAGTTTGGTAACATTTTTGTTCAAGGTTTTCGTTATTTTAATGTATACGGGCCTTATGAGGATCATAAAGATCAACCAAGCCCCTATCACGTGTTTACTAAGCAGGCAAAAGAAACTGGAGTGATAAAATTATTTGAACATAGTGATACATATTTGAGAGATTTTGTATCAGTTGACCATGTAATTGATATTCATCAGAAATTTTTTAATGTAAAAGAATCAGGCATATGGAATGTAGGAACAGGCCAGCCAACAAGTTTTGAATCAGTTGCAAACATGATTGCTGACAGATACAGTGCCAAAGTTGAATATATTCCCATGCCTAAGCATCTAGAGAAGCAATATCAAAAATATACCTGTGCTGATCTAATCAAATTAAACACAACATTAAATGACCCGAAGAATTGTAGTTAATGGCACGTTTGACATCTTACATAGAGGTCATATTGAATTATTAAATTATGCCAAAAGTCTTGGCGATTATCTGCTGGTGCTGATAGACTCAGACGAACGTGTCAAAGAATTAAAAGGTCCAGAGAGACCAATTAACACATTCATTGATAGAAAGTTTATGCTGGCAAATCTCAAAGCAGTGGACTATGTTATGATCTTTAACAGCGCTGAACATCTTGAAGAACAGTTAGAAATATATCATGCCGATGTAATGGTCAAAGGTAGTGATTACAGAGATAAACCCGTAGTGGGAGCACAGTTTTGTAAAGAAATTGTTTTTGTGGATATAGTAGATGGATACTCAACAACCAACATCATTCAACGTATTACTGATAGGTGATAGTTGTACTGATCGATACAACATAGGTACAGTAGACAGAATAAGTCCAGAAGCACCTGTGCCTATTCTTAAAATTATCGAAACCTATGATCTGCGTGGAATGGCAGCAAACGTCAAAGACAATCTTATCAATCTAGGTATTACAGTAGACTTTGTTACTAATAATGAAGATATTGTTAAAAGTAGATATATAGACAAGCGTTCTGGACAACACATGCTTCGTGTAGATAGTGATATTGAGGTCTGTCAATGGAGTGGTCGATTGCCGAACAGCCTCGATCAATATGATGCCGTTGTAATTTCAGATTACAACAAAGGGTTTCTAACTTACGAAAGTATCGAATCTATTGTTAAAACTGCAAAATGTCCAGTGTTTATTGATACAAAGAAAACTCGGCTAGCTGATATTGCACCGCCATCTATGACAGATCGTTCAGAGCACGTTTACATTAAAATAAACGAACTTGAATTTAAAAATACAGTAACTGTTTCAGAAAATCTTATTGTCACATTAGGTGACCGTGGTGCACAGTATAAAGGAAAGTTGTATCCAACTAACCCAGCCGAAGTTATGGATGTATGTGGTGCAGGCGATACATTTCTTGCTGCTCTAACTGCCCAATATCTCTTTACAAAAGATATAGAAAAAGCTATACTGTTTGCTAACATAGCCGCAGGATTAACTGTCCAACATCGTGGAAACTATGCTCCTACTTACGATGAGATAAAAAAATGCCAGATATTGATATAGATTTTGCAGACAGAAATAAAGTGCTTGGAATAATTAAACATGTGTCAGCAGCAATCAAAGCTGAAGATGGCACTTTTAAAAAGCACAACACCGGAGTATATTGTCATTCTATCCCGGTTAATCCGTTAAACGGATTTGCTAGTCTAGACTATAAAGAAGCAGAAGATCGGGGATATTTTAAAATTGATTTTTTAAATGTCAATATCTATAACGGTGTTAAAAATGAAAAACATTTAACTACACTTTTGGAGACAGAACCACTATGGGATCTATTAGAACAGGACGAGTTCGTAAACCTACTTTTTCAGGTGAATGGGCACGGGAGAATACTGAGATTGATGAAGCCGAGAAACGTAGAGCAGCTCGCGGCCGTTCTGGCTATGATTCGGCCGGCAAAAAAATATCTGTTAGGTCGGAGCTGGCCCGACGTTATGGCAGATATTTGGATCAAACCAACGACTGATGATTATTATTTTAAGAAGAGTCACGCCACTGCCTATGCCATAGCCATTGTGGTACAGATGAATTTGATTTGTGAAGAACTTAGCTACGGGTACTCTTAGGAGTTCTTACTAACTGGATTGACTTGCGTTTGATTCTTTTTTCGGCAATTTCACTTAGATTAACCGCAGGGCCAAACACTAGTTCTATGTCCTTGCTGTTAAATGTCTTGATACAATATCGAAATAATTGCATTTCTTTTTTAAGAAAAATATTAATAGGTATCTTTCTATTGCTTTCCCACCACCATATTTCACCTAATTCTAAGAATATACGTTTTTCTTCATCTGAGCGTATAGCAGTTATATCATACATGCTGGTAACAAAATCGTCTAAATTGATAACGATGCCCACGTATTCAATATCGTTAGATTTAATACACGCTATAAAGGGATGATTATTTTGGAAACTATTAGGTAAACTCATTATTAATAAATACAAACATGCAAGTTTTACCAGTCTATTTATACCAAAATAATCTAGATGTAACGTTAGATTTGGATCCAACTATACGCGGGGTTAATCAAGTCATGTACCAACACGATTTAAAAATACAAAAGGGACTTAAGAATAAAGTCCGTATTCAATTTAAAAACAGCGATCAAAAAAGAATCAGCATTAGCAATACTCAAACTTTTGTTTTCTCTATGTATGATGCTATCAATAGAAGAGTGCTTCTAGAAAAAGAACTGACTGTTTTAGATCAAGGTACAACCAGTACCAGAGGAATTGCAGAACTAACATTGACCGAAAGTGACACGCTAGATTTGGATAAGACCAGTTATACCTATAGTGTAAAATATGTTGATCCAACTGATGGCACCTACTTGCCTGCCTATAGCAATACCTATTATGGTATAAACGGAACACTGCATCTCCATGAAGATATCTATCCTGTACTGCAACCAAGTCAAGAAGTTTTAAATCTGCAGATGAGTTTTAACATCAGCACGGACCTATATGAGTATAAGAGTCGTGCAATTTATGCCAGTCCAGAATACAATGGAAACACTGCTCTACACACATTGGCGTTTTATCTAACCGGATTCAAAGGCGCAGTTTATGTGCAAGGAACTTTGAATAACAATGCAAATGATCAGGCCAGTTACAGCACCATTAAAACTCTAAACTACAATGGTTATACCGGTGTTGCCTACACCAATTTTACTGGTGTTTATTCGTACCTCAACATCTTAGTTGTTCCGGCAAGAGGCCCGCTGGATTTGAACAACAGAGATAACCAAGACTACCGCGGAACATTTGACAAATTCTTGTACAGAAGTTAAACTGTTACAATGAATGAGATACAAGCAGCACTGCTAGCACTACTACCACCTAGTCGAAAACAAACCAGCGGAGGCTGGACAAGTTTTAACGCTGTCTGCTGTCATCACCGTGGCGAGAAATTAGATTCACGTAAACGTGGCGGTATTAAAACTGACGGAGAAGCATGGACTTACCATTGCTTTAATTGTGGATTTAAAGCAGGCTGGAGCCCGGGCAAAGTATTAAGTGGCAATACCAAGCTGTTATTCCGTTGGTTAGGTCTTAGCGAACTTGACATTGGCAAGTTAAATCTTGTTGCTCTTAGACATCAAGAGAACATGCCCAAAGCAACCAAAGTTCTAAACTTTAATCTAACTGAAATAGCATTGCCCAAAGACAGTAAATTACTAACAGAATGGATTGCTCAAGGCACAGATGTTACTCCGGCTATTGAATACCTATTAGGCCGAGGCATGGACATAGATTGGTATGATTGGATGTGGAGTCCGGAGCCCGGGTACTCAGATAGAATCCTAATACCTTTCTATCAAGACGGTAAAATTGTTGGCTACACAGGTCGTAAACTTACAGAAGGTAAGCCCAAATATCTTACAGAAAGTCAAAGTGGTTATGTATTCAATTTAGATAGACAGATTCGTGATCGTCAATACATCATAGCCTTAGAAGGTCAATTTGATGCTATAGCTATAGATGGTGTGGCCATTATGACTAACGAGCCCAACGATGCTCAAGTTGCAAGATTACAGGCTCAGGGTAAAGAAATCATCTGTGTTCCAGATCGAGATCGTCCAGGTGCTAAGATGCTTAAACATGCGATTGCAAACAGCTGGAGTGCCAGTTTACCGCCTTGGGGCGATGATGTCAAGGATGTAGCGGATGCAGTAAAGAAATACGGGCGTCTATACACTCTAGCCACAATTTTGCACTACAGGACTGACAACAAGATAAAAATAGAATTACTAAAGAAAAAACTAGAAGCACTTGATGAATAATAAAACCAATTACACATACGACCTCCAGAGACTGTATCTTGAGATGTTTCTCTCAGATGCAGAAACATTTATACGCTGCCAAAATATTTTTGATCCATTAAACTTTGATCAGAGACTGCGTTCAACAGCCGAGTTTATCAACGGGTATGTTGATGAATATAAAATTATGCCAGAGCAGGCAATTGTCAATGCAGCTTGCGAAATAGATCTCAACCCTGCACAATTGCCCAAAGAAAACTATGAATGGCTGATGAATGAGTTTGAGAATTTTAGTCGACACAAAGGTCTAGAGAGAGCCATTGTCAGCAGTGCCGATCTGTTGGAAAAAGGTGATTACGGCCCGGTTGAGAAACTGATCAAAGACGCTATTCAGATCAGTTTAAACAAGGACATGGGTACCAACTATTTTGAAGATCCCAGGGCACGTCTAAGCAAATTAAAAGATGGCAATGGACAGATCAGCACAGGTTGGCCCAGCATTGACCGTAAACTTTACGGTGGGTTCAATAGAGGTGAGCTGAATATCTTTTGTGCAGGATCGGGTGGTGGCAAGAGTTTGTTTCTAGCCAACATGGGAGTAAACTGGGCGTTGGCAGGACTTAATGTAATCTATCTGACATTCGAATTGAGTGAAGGTTTAGTGTCTATGCGTCTGGACAGTATGATGACTGGCATTGGTACAAGAGAAATCTTTAAAAGCATTGATGATGTGGAATTAAAGGTTAAAATGCTGGGAAAACGTGCAGGACACCTGCAAGTTAAGTATATGCCTTCGGGAAAAAATTGTAACGATATTCGAGCCTATTTGAAGGAATATCAG